CAGCAGCTTTTGCACGATCTTGTTGCTCGTAACGAGGTATCAAAATTTCGTCCCTCAAAAATGGCCCAACTTCATAAATAGACATCCATGGGACGTTATTGTCGGGCTGCCAATCCGTACCGTTCCAAAATACTTCCGAATCAACACCGTTTACATTTTTGTAACGTTTAAACATAAATTCGTGCATGTCAAAATTATTGGGGTCATTTAGGTCTCCCTTAAGACGGGTCTCCCCTTCTACTTGGAATTCCTCTTTAACACGACAAAATACAAAAAGAAAACGTCTGTAAATACCACCACCTTTAGGAAAAACGGTGCTGAATTTACAATCTGCAAAATTTGAGGTAATAATAACCTCACTACAATAAAAATAAATTTTACCCTTATTTTCTAAATCAGCTTGCTCAGTAACTAAAGCATTGTCGTTAATAAAATCAATTAAATACGACATAGCTCCACCTTGCTGAGCCAAAATTATTTCATCTCTAAATTGACCAACGTCGTCTATGACAATTGATCTATCTGATGAAGAAAATTCGGACATATATTTATCTCTTCCGTTGTGATGATAAACACGAGATGGGTCATACCCCGAAGGGTCACGACCTAATTCCTTATCTATATCACACTTCATCTTCAAAAATTTGTCTACAATTTGAGTTTTACCAATACCGGGCGCACCAATAATAGCCAAAGCTAAAGGTGCATCCCGAGTTCGGTTCAACTGCAATTTAAGCATAACTTTGAGCTTAGCACGTTCTAAGACGCCTAGCTCAACTTTGAGTTGCGCTTTCAAAACTTTATCTTGAGTTGACGCAGATATAGCTTTGTTGGTGACAATAAGCTTATCTATATTTGTCATATAACTCTTTGTGGTAAATCTTTGAGAGGATTTAACTCCGGTCTCAACATCCACATAATAAAAATTGCAGACTAAATCTAACTTATCGGCATAAAAAGAATGCCATTTGTAGTGTTCGTGATATAACAAAATCATGTCATCATCATATGCCAATCGATCAATCGACCCGTATTTTACACAATCTAAAAGTCGATCAAATATGTACAAAAAACAATCTAATGTTTTAATAGCAAATGGTAATGCATGTTGATGTTCACGATCTCTTCTCATCTTCAATATTGCGCCTTTATTATAACCAAAATATTCTACTCCAATGTTATGCTTTAAAGCAAAAGGAAGCGTTAATACCGCTCCTAAGAAAGTAGATAATTTTTGTGCAAATTCTGAAGACAATTTGTCTGTGACTTTAAACATATTGTTTCTAACCTGTTTAATGAAA